TCACTGAGAAAGTCCTGTACTACCTTGGGAGTATCAGATCGTTTGAGGTCAAGACCCATAGCCTTGACCTTGCCTGGTTTCCCTCCAGTGTCCAGTCTTTTTCCTTCTTTATCATAAATTAAAACTGCATATCTCTTTTTAGTAATAAAAAGACCCTTGGTTGCCACTAGTTCTCGACCGCCACGTATAATTGCACCTTGTTCTCTAGGGCAATGAAAACTTTGTTCCATCATTGCAGGAAAACTATCATTAAGTTGATCAGCAATGTTGTCATAGACCTGCAGGCAAATTTCTTTACTCCATTCCATCCTACCAGCATTAACATCATCACGTATCAAGGGCCAGGCACTAAAATATACAGAATCAGTATCACCATAGATCACTGCTTCGCCCACGTGATCATATTTTCCTGTAATAGCTTCGTTTACAAAACTATCCATATGCTTGGCGATAGTTCTGCCGCAGAGTGTGGTACTTTGTCCGATCCTGTGATCAAAAAATCTACAGTAGGGATTTAAGATAGCACCGTATAGACTGTTAAGATTAATCTTTTTAACTAACTGACGCTTATCCCAGTATTCTTGTTCTTCTACAGTACCAGTGGCAATACATTCTTTAAGCTTGGCTTGCATTTGTTTACGTTCAGCATACCAGCGTTCCAGTAGTCCCGGCACGATGCCTTTTCTATCCGAACTAAAAATTGTGCCGTTGGCGCTCAATATCCAGGATTTGTTGCTATTAAAGATAAGATGCCAGACATCACGGGCACTTAATACATCGCTGCTGCCATCAACCTCCCAGTCAATGGTAATTTCTGTACCAGCATCCATACGCATCACTGCTTCATACTCAAGACTACCAAACAGTCCCTCCCAGCTTGCAGCAAAACTCTTGCCCTCTTGCATTTTTTTCTGTATGTATCTTTCTGTCATTATGGGACGTAATTGGCCCACAATGGTTTCTGGTCCCATATTCAGTGCTCTAATTGCGCTGGGATACAGTGAGTTGATGTCAATGGCTCCGATGTATTCGTGGACTCCGGCCTTGGGCGTAGCAACATAGGCACCTGCTGCTTGAGTTTCGTCGAATCCTTCGTCTTCAAGATCGTCGTCTCGGGAATCTTTGACTTGCTTGTTAGGTACGACCAAGTTCTGACTGTGTGCTTCATTGATGATTGCCTGTTCAGTGGTTGCCACTGCACCCATTGTGGTTTGCAATAGTACAGTGTTGTCGTGTGCAATTGTGTTGGCTAGATCTAGAAAACGCAATTTTTTATCTAGTTTGGCCAACAGTCTTGTATCCTGCCTGTTGTACTCTATAAATTTTTCAAAGTCTCTGTTGTATAACTGGTCCAGCGTACCTTCGTAGGGGGTTTTACTGCCACATTCCTCATATTCACCAATAGCATCTAGACTGTAACTATGTCGTTCTTCATAGGTATATTTTCTGTAGAGCTGCATATAGTCTAGATGAACTCGACCAAATAATTCAAAGGTCATTTGTTCAGCGCCGAATCTTTCAAAATGTTTTACTCTGGGCATCATCCCCCAGAGACACATTCTTCTTGTATCATCCTTGCTGAGCACACGAGTAATTCTACCAATAGTGTAGGGAATATCATAACCCTCACTGTTCCAGCCACTCAGTATGTCAGCATCTTCTATTAGATTTAGGAAAGTATCCAGTAACTCTGCTTCGCTGGTAAAAATAAATGTGTCAGTAAATTTAACTGCTATTTCATCTGCTGTTTTAACACTCATTGCCTTGGGAGGTATGGCTAGAGTAATTAACTTGTCCATCCAGTCAAGATACAAGCTTATGGCTGTGATCTTACTAAAGGGATCTGTGATGGGAGCGAAGCCACGTTCACTGTCGAAGTCTGTTTCAATATCGAAAAATGCAGTGTGTAGTTTTGGTGGATCAGCACCTAGATAGTTATCTTCCAGGCATCTGTTAACTGGCTTGATGTCACTTTCCCAGATTCTCTTATGCCCGTGTATTCTAAGTTCCTTCTGGAATTCTTTATTGTTATTGGTAGTTACACGAGTAACTGGCGTGCCATAAATTGTGCGGTGTTTGCCACGAGGGTCATCATAGTAGAATGTATAATTTACTGGATACTCACGGAACACTCTTTCTCCATTTATACGTTCAACCACACGAACCAGATCTTTATCTTTGTCGTAATTTGCATCAATATAACTCATAGGTCTATTCTACTTTTTATTGTTAAACAAGTCAACTAAGAATGTGCTTAAATTTGCTAGTCGTAGCCCAAGATATAAAAATAAAAATACCACTAGTCCTAGTAATATCCAGTAACCTACTAGACTTGCCAGGATGATAAGATTATTCATAATAAATCTGGTAGATATTTTTTATATCAAGTTCAGGATGAAGTTTTTGTATACTGTCTAATAGCTCAAGCATTGGAACATTAGTGTCAGCCCATTCTATTGTATCAAAGTAATTCATCATAGAATTATAAACACGGGAATCCCTAATAGACACTGTATCTTGAAACTGCTGTTTAATTTTTTCCATAACTTTTCTAGGTACTATTTCTAAACCTGTGCTCTGTGTCTTGGAAACTACGATATTTAGGTTTATGAGATGTACGGGTATTTTGCATTCAGATTTATCTACTAAAAAATCCCAAAGTTTATGAATATGATGTATGTTTAAAGCTGTTACTGTAGTATTAATGCAATAAGTTATATTGGTATTTTCCTGCCAAAATTTATGTAATTTTTGATAGTTCGAGTAAATCATAGTCCAATTACTGGGTGTCCTCTGAATATACGCTATTTCGTCCATACCATCTATACTAGAGGTAACAATAACTTTTTTGAATGGTTTAACACAATCTAACAATCTTTTGTTAATATTAGTTGTATTAGTTATAATCTGAATTTCTAAATTGTCTATATTTTTACTATATTTCTTCTAAAAAACGGATATTTTCTTCTAATAGTGTAGGTTCCCCACCAGTAAGATTAATGTGGTAAACACTATCTTTGATTTCTGAAAAAATCTTTGTCATCGTGTGAGTTTTAGGCCAGTTGTAATTTCTACCAAAAGACATATATATATCTTCAGGATGGCCCATAAGACTATGAAGTTTAGTATCTTTAATAGTTAGATTTTTCTTTTTATAAAATTTACTCCAAGTATTACTATAACGAGGATAACACATTTTGCAAGCTAGATTGCATAAATTTCCACTCATAACCTGGAAGTCCACTGGATGGTTATCGATTCTTCCCTGATTTTCTTCAGCCTGCCTTGTACTACTTGCAAAGTCAAGACCCTGGTTCTGGAATACTTGAAACCTCCCCACACTACTTTTTCTTGTACTAACAGAGCTATCATTCAACTCTGTGGTCCAGCATTGATGACAACTAGCTGGCTGCTCACCTTGTAAAAACTTTTTTCTAAGTGTTTTATAATGATCACTATTCCAGGCTTCGAGTAGACTGTGTGTTTGGACGTTAAATTTCTGTCCTTTACTATCTAGATTTTGCCCTGCGTCACTACAGCATACCAGTATGTTGCCATCTGGATCAATATGCATACTGCCAAATGGCATAGGGCAAAACTTATTTGACATTAAAGTGTTTTTCCAACAGTTTGAAGAATAGTATTTAGTTCTTCATTGTCAGCATTTTCATCACCAAGTTTGGATTTAAATGCGATCTTGATAGCCTTTTTAAGTATAGCTGGTTTAATTTCCATTTCTTCAGCTACAGCCTTGACAGTATCATTTAGGCCTGCGGTTAAATCTTCTACTTCCTGCATCACAGTCATACCTTCATTGATTAGCTGTGTTAGTTTTGCTTTTTGGTCACTGGAAAACATTCTACTAGACATTTACATCTCCTTAAAAAATTACATAATAGCTTATATTATAAGTTTAGTCAATAAAAATACGTCAATTTATAAATTTGATATTTTCTAAAACTAATGAAAACGATCGTATGTTGTTCAAATAATCTAGATCAAGATTAGTGTCCTTTATTTTTCCCACACAGAATTCTAGTGGTAGACAGCTAACTGTATTATTATAGGATGTTGCCCAGTCTACAAAAGTTTTACTTCGGTAGATCGCTCGTCTCTTTTTATTAATGTCAATTAGAAGTTTTAGTCCTATTTCACTTCTACCTAGACAGTCACTTGCATTGGGGTCGTCGTTATCTATAAAACTATGGATCACAGCCTTGCCTAGAATATGTGCTGGTAACACTACAGGAAAATCATCAGCGGTGAGATCAAATTTGTAATTATGTAAATATTCTTCTATGTCTAAGTAAGTTACGGGAAAATCCAGGTCTTGAATCCATATACTTTTGGGAACTAGGCTATTAGTTATAAGGAAACTTTTAGTTGGTTCCATCAAGGCATATTCTTCTAGATTATGAACAGCAACATTAATTTTATCAATTATTTCATAGTATTGCTCTGGTTCTAGATCCTCAGGATATTTAAAATCTGGATCATAAGGGTTGGGTTCATTGAAATTTTTACGTCCGCGAACATAACACCATCTCCAGTTCTCTGTAAAAAATCTATGTAATTTATTTAAATCTTGTTGTGCAATGGGAACATTGGGGTCGTTGGAAATTAATGGTATTTGATTGGGCCAATTATATCCTAATTTTTTAAGTTCACTAGCAGCTAGATGAATTTGATCAAGATTATAGCCCATATCTTCAAGATTTTTCCTTTTGCCCCCTGTTAACCCAATCCCAGTGC